AGTCACCGGATACAACCTGAGTCAGACTAGGATCGTGTGTTGCTTCTTGTTCTGTAATAGTTTTCATTTCTTTCTCCCTACCCTATTATAATATATCTTTGCGGCGTCTTTGTCAACTATTAGTTCTATTGTATACTCAATTTGTATTGAAGTAAAGAGGATTCTTCTTGTTACGTCCACCACATCAATCTTGGTAAGACCAGTGGGGATATTAATGTTATTTTTAAATTTTTTTAGAGCAAGCTCAATGGCTTTAGACTCGTTGGCCTCGTCTTGGTGCATTGAAATCTTAATGAACACCATATTGTCAACTGACCAGCCAGGGTGGCGGGTGCTCGGGCCGACTGGAATTCCCAACGGGATATCATAATCATCGTCGTCGTCCACAATAAATTGCCAGTTTATACCCTGATCGCTCATAGAATCTTTGAAGCAAGTGTGGCTATCTTGCTTCTCTCACCTTTCACTAAGGTGACGTGACCAGACAGTTCATAAGGTTTGAACTTTTCAATCGCATAGGTTAGACCATTTGAAACACCGTCCAAATAGGGGTTGTCAATCTGTTCGATATCACCAGTCAAGACTATCTTTGTACCTTCCCCAACTCTTGTAATTATAGTTTTTAGTTCGTGTAAAGTCAGATTCTGAGCCTCGTCAATAATGATGTAGGCGTTTGGAATACTCCTACCCCTCATATAGGTCAAGGCTTCGATCTCTATGACGCCTTGCTCAATATAAGTGTCGAGTGTTTCATTGCTATTACCCATTAGATACTTAAGGTTATCGCGGATTGGAGCAATCCAAGGCATCATCTTCTCTTCCATCGTACCCGGAAGGAAACCAATGTCTTTGCCCATCGGCTGAACTGATCTGGAGACGATTAAATGTTTATAATCTCCTCGGCCTTCCAGAACCTGCTCCAAACCGGCACTCAAGGCCAGAAGTGTTTTTCCGCTACCGGCTTTGCCAATTAGAGAAACCAGAGGAACATTTGGATCTCGCAAAAGATTTAAGCCAAAGCTCTGCTCTTTGTTGCGGGGCTTGACCCCCCAAGCCGAGTGCTTTTTTCTGCCACCGATGCATTCGGCAACTTTCACCAGTGGTTTGTTATAACCAGTGAATCTTGCGATAGCTGTCCTTTTCTCATTTGAGCTTGAAACAAGCATAATAAATTCATTTGGGTGAATCTTCACCTCTTCGTTGGAGATAAAAATTTCCTCATCCCCATAGAACTGATCAATGGTTTGATCATCAACAAGATGAGTGATGAAACCAGTGTAGATATCTGTTGTGTCAGAGACGACTTGCTCTCGGACATAATCTTCTGCATCAAGACCGATGGAATCACACTTAACGCGCATATTGATGTCACGAGAGACAACAATTACCTTCCTCGGACGAGCAAGAGGTCGTTGTTCCTCGACAAGGGTTATTGCTGTTGCAATAATTTGGTTATCTGGAATCGAGGCGTCCCAACCTTCAGGTAGGACCCCCACCTCGTAGTCTGCGGCTTTTAGCAATCCTTTGCCCTTAGCAATTCGCACACCTTTAATTAAACTGCCTTTCTCTCGCAACGAATCAAGAAATCTTATGAACCCTCGGGCATTAACGCCTACGCCGTCTTGGCGCGGCTTGTGGTTATCGATCTCATCAAGAACCTTGAGAGGGATTATAATGTCGTTGTTACCGTAGTGAGAAAGGGCGTTGAAGTCCGTCAGACAGACACTTGTATCAAGAACGTAGATTTTTTTAGCCATAGTTAACTCTTTGAATGATAAGCACTTTCTGTTTGTAAATAGAAATCTCCCAGATAAAAATACCCTTTTTGCGCGCTTTCTCTCGAAACCCGTATACCTACTAATGGAGGGTTTTAATGTGGTATACAAATCATTTAAATACATTACTGGAGTTTTACTGTGCTTTGTTATGATGTCCTGCTCTTGCGCGACAACAGACACTGGGCATAAAACCGAAGACAATTTGGCGGTTCCTGTTTCTTCTTTTCTAAAACTTGAGGCTTCACTGGTCGTAAGAGATTGCGATGAGCAAACTGGCGAGTGTGAGGTCAAAAAACAAGATCTTCTTTCTGGTTCAGGCTTTGTTGTGGGCAAGGCTCGGCACGGAGGATCTTTTGTTATGTCTGCGGCTCACGTCTGCGATCCATCATCTTTCGCAGCCAGAGTTGCTAATCATCAACCACACTATGTGGAATTTACTGGTCTCACAAAGGATATGGAGGGGTTCAAAGTTCACGTCCTAGAGGTTGACCACAGTTCCGATCTTTGTCTCATGTGGGCACCTAAGCTTGATCGTGTTCCTTTAAAAATCGCAGAGCAGAAAATGCGTCCGGGTCAGCGTATCTGGAATGTTGCTGCTCCCAAGGGTGTTCTTTATCGTGGCGCACCAATCATCATCGATGGCATCTTCAATGGTACCAACCTTGATAGTGGACACGATATGTATACAATGTTCGTTCGCGGTGGATCTTCTGGTTCCTGCATCCTAAATGAGAGGCACGAGATTGTTGGTGTCGTCAGTATGATGGACATCCGCTTCGGCTGGATTGCGATCTCACCTCGCTACGAAGATGTTTATGAGTTTCACCAAAGAGCTATGGCTTACCACAAGGATGTAGGTAAGAAGACCTATCGTATCGCTCTACCAGAACTACCATCCATTCCCGAAGTTGAAATGCCGGATGTTGATCTAGGAAAACTACTAGAAGAACTTCTCGATCAAGTCAATCTTTAAGATTATCCAACCTACTGCTGCTCAAACCAGTTAATACCAACCTGTCCTGCGACAGCGCCAGAAGTTTTAATGGCGATTGTGAAGCTTTGTCCGGGGCCAAAAACAAATTTTATATCTTCAAGATTTTGATCAATGGCGGACAGGGGTCCCACGACAAATTCGTGGAACGGGGTAAGATTAGCAATATTTACGATTGAGTTTGCACCTGCACCTGTGGGAGTGAGGGCTGCTGTGGACACAACACTTGCAGAAGTATCAACCTCTTGGAAATTTACAACTCCATCAATTTCGACATTCAAGAAAAAGCTAACTGTTAGAGTTTTTGCCGTTGATTCATTAGAACCATTAACTCGTAGAATGTCAAATTCCCCAAAACTACTTTCCCCATCAAAAACACGATTTGCCTTGAAGCAGGCAAGAGGAACATAGGTAGCACTATTAACACCAGAGAAGGTAAAACTCTTTGCGAACTTCGGGTCTAGTTTGGAGATAGAACCCTCGGTAAATGCCGCCATTGAAACGCTTTTAAGTGTTTTGCTTGTTGTTCCACCAATGTTGGCCGACGTAGCAAGAACCGAAAGATTTGGATCTTTAAGGACTGGTGTTGTCCTTGCGTTCGCGTTCTTGATCATATGTATGGGGATAGGTTTCCCGGTTTCAGGGTCTTCAACTGAAAAGAAAGCATTTCCATAACCAAGATACTGGTAGCCGATCTGGTATATATTTCCTCTTTGAGGATTCAGTATCATACCAGAGGGGCCAGTTCCATCTAGTTTATCAACATTGAAGGACCCAGAGGCAATAAAAGTATTAGTTTGAGCCTCTCCAGCCTTTGTTCTCGTAAGGGACCCAACAATGTCTGTGCCCGCAACAGAATAAGAACCAGTAGAGGTTGAGTTAGATCTCGCAGCAATAAAATAAACTGACCCACTGACCGAATCGGTGAGCCACCCACCCTTACCGACCTGTGAATAGTCAGCATTGGCTAACTGGTATGCGGTCTGATGGATGTCATCGCCGCCATCAATGTTGACAACGATTGAAGACCCATCAAGGGTGACGGTGACAGCTTCGCCGTCTCCTGCGCCCGTGGTGACTGTTAGTTTTCTTATCTCTCTTTGCCCTCTTTCAGAGTGGAGAATTCCAAAATTAGAGGCAAAATAACCGATAAAATAGCCACATTCTGCGGAACCTGCACCTACAAACTGGGCATTTCCGGCATCTGGCGTATCAAAAAGAGCAGTCGCTCTCATCAAAGAGCCCTGACCGGGTCGATATTCTAGCCTTCTTCTTAACTGAATTGTGGCTGATCCACTGGCATTTGTCCCACTTTCCATAACAGCAGTGCCAGATATATGTGAGACAGTTCCACCACTAAAAGAGGATGTTGTAAAATTCTGGCCATTGATCCCGTGAACAAAGTCACCTTGCGCAATTGGGTCTAGATTTGCGACAAGGATTTCACCAAATGTTGTATTAGGGCTTGAGACATTTACATTATCTGCCCCATTTGTTTTTTTCGGTTGGTTTTTAAGATTAACAAAAGGCATTATCCTACTCCCGTTGAACCTGACCAGTTTGTGGACAAGAGTTCTTCATCAATGCTTGTGAGACCGGCGACGACAGAAGCAGAAGTCGGGAGGGCTGAATCTCCCATTAGGTGAACAGCAATAACGCGGAATTCAGCCGTGAAGCTTTCACCGTTATTCAACACAGCGTAGTTTAGACTTGCCGGACCAGCAGATCCTTTCACGCCCGCCTCAGAGAAGCCGAACCGCAAAGGAGCTGGCGGATCTCCACCTGCAAGTGTGTTGGTGATTGTAATAAATCTGGTTACCGTCTCGAATGATATGGTCTTAACCACTGCACCCGAGGCAGGAACTTCCAAAGAAGAAGTTAAAAAAGGTCTTGCTGAGACCTGATAAGATCCGACATTGCCGAGACCATTGTGATAATAAAAAGAAGACATTGTGCCCGATCCTCGCTACTCTACAAGGCGAGTTTGTTATAAATAGTACGAGAAGTAAGAAAGGGATGCTGCGAGTTTTTACATTAGTACGGGGGCGCATAGTCCTTTGCGGACAACATCTCTATTGAGCACACGGTATTTGTCAAAATACTTGTTACCGTATATGGATCGCAATTTGCGTTGGGGCGGCGATCCTCAATATACCCCTTCTGATCTCTTTCAACTTGCCAGGGAATCCGAATGGATGCTCCTCGGTCAGAGACACCGTATTTAAATTCCTTATAAGAACAGGTTTCGTGATCACCCGTAAGCCTATTCTCAATACCATAACCATAGGCTTTGATGTGTTCTTCTGGTTCTTCGCTCAACGCTAGACAGGCATCAATGCACGCATCGTAAGAACCTCTCATTTTTTCAGTTGAGAAATTAACGTGGCAGCCGGCTCCGTTCCAATCACCGGATGAGGGCTTGGCATCAAAAGAAACTACAACATCGTACTCCTCTGCAATTCTATGAAGCAAATAGCGAGCAATAACCAACTGATCAGAGCCCGCAGTACTCTTTACTGGTCCAATTTGGAATTCCCACTGACCGGGCATCACTTCAGCGTTGATACCGGAAATTTGTAAGCCTGCAAGCAAGCAAAGATCCAAGTGATCCTCAGCAATGTCTCTTCCGACGGCCAATCCAGCTCCCGCAGAGCAGTAATAGGGGCCTTGAGGTGGGATTTCACCATCGTGTCTCAGCGCATTCGTAAAGCCATGTGGTGAACCATCCTTGTTCATAAGAGTGTACTCTTGCTCAAGTCCAAACCAGCACTTATGTTTTTTAAATTTTTCTTCTGTATTGTGACAAAAGTGGCGAGTATTCGACTTATGGGGCGAACCATCAACATTCAGTACCTCACAGAGGACAATGATATCTGCGCCGCCACGAAGTGGGTCTGGGCACGTAAACACTGGATTTAACACACAGTCTGATTCCGCACCTTCAGCTTGATTTGTAGAGGAACCATCAAAACCCCACTCCGGCGGCAATTGCCTCTTTCCTAGAATCTTTGTTTTTGACCTAATCTGTGCTGTTGGTTGTGTTCCGTCAAGCCAGATGTATTCCGCTTTAATCATTTTATACCTTCTTATCTTTAAGGGTCCACAAGGATTCCCTATCAACTAATAGTATTCTACCATCAATGTAAACTTTACAATAGAACTTATAAGTGGTGTGAAGTGGGGAGTTTCTTGTTCTCCCAATAACCTCTACGATCAGGGCAAGTTTTCCGTTTAGTGGATTACCCGGATATTCAAAATACCTTACTAAGTTTCCTACCTTCACAAGAAAAGTTCTCTTGCCCAAAAGGGCAACCGCTACTCCTCGCGAGCGGCACAGCCAGCCTACCTTCAATGAAAGTGAATATCACCCCCTTTTTTCCGCGCTCGTTGTAGACAATGAGTCGCTGTTTTATAAAAAAATACTTCACCTATAAGTATCTTACTGGTCATCGAAATAATTGTAAAGGTCAAACTTTTTATAAAGTTTGTGAAGTTTGATCCTATCGATCCCCAAAACTCTGGCTGCTTCCTTTCTGGATCTTGATGCGGAAAGTACATACTTCAAGACTGCGTCTCTGGTTATGTTTGTTAGGGAGCCCCAAAGTGGCATACCGTACATCATATAACCTACGGTTCTGGCCGCAAGCTCTAAGCGCAGAGAAATAATATCTTCCAGAGTAAGACTGGACAACATCATCTCGAACTCATCTGTGATGAGTCCTTCTTTCTTTAATTTATTAGATACAGAATAGTTGCGAGTGGTACCGTCGTGCCTACGAGGTATCTTTCGCTTGAGCTTTCTAGTCCAAGGCATTATTCCTGGGAGTTTAGATTTTTAATTTTTCTCTGGAGGTACCAGAGGGCTTTTTCAAGATCCTGAACTTCATTACCTTCTTTCTTCCCTGATCTACAAATATACTTGACAACATTGCCAAGATGAAAATCAAGACTCCAGTCTTCGATTACTGCAATGGCCTCAATGCTTCCTTCATTATAGTGCTCAGGGTGATTGACTGCTTCATTTGGTTGAGGTACTGACATCTGATTCTCCTTTGTTTTCTTACCTTTAGTCACCAGCTTCTGCACTTGTTTTTGTTGCTTTTGCTGATTCTGTGTATTGTAGTGTTTACGGAGCTTTTTGTTCAGCTCTAAAATTTCATTTCGATCTTTTATGTGGCCGTTTGGCTTTGTCATCTTATTCTCTTGACTTGATGGGATTTATATGCTAAAATCAGCTCACTACAAGCTTAGCGCTTCTAATTCTTCTTCTTCTTTCTTTTCAATATCCATTTCTACTTCACCTTCAGAAGTATCAAATGCAGTTTCTTCTTTAGTATTTTCACCATGTAATAAAATGTTCTTTGTTAACCATTCTTCATAAGTCTTAGCAATTTCTTTATCAGGTAAAGCCATTCTATGAATTCTTCTAATTTGCTTAGTTACTTTAGGCCAAGTAGTTTCTTTAGCATATCTAAAGCCTACTTTCTCAGCATCATTGAGAGTTAAAAATAATTCTTCTTCTCTTGAACCTTTAATATCAATCTCTTCAGGCTCTTCCTCTTCGACTTCCTCATCTTTAATAAACATTGGATCATCAGAAGCTTTTATGCTGATGTCAATATTCTCGTCACCATCATCTTCAATCTGTTCTGCTAAAATATCCTCACCTTCTGCTCCACGATTTTCTTCAAAATCATTCTGGAGGGCAAGGGTACAATACTTAATAAACCCATCTTGAACTTCTGGATCTTTGAATTTTGATTGATCAGCCTTTATGATTTTTATGACAGCAAGTAATGTATCACGAACCAGAGAGATCGCAGCATCCTGTTTGGTTTGATTCATATCTTCATAAAGAACTTTAGAAATAAGGTTTTGAACAACATTTCTTAAAACTTGTTCTTGTTCTTTAGTTTCTAGTATGGCAGTTTTACGCACAGAAGTCCAGTTATTAGTGGCTTCTTTCAACACATTCTGGATGTGTCCGCGAAGCATAATCTCTTGCGCCAGTTCGTTTCTATCAATCTGCATTGGTTTTGGTCCCTATAACATTGTTATTCATTAAATAGTTGTAAACTTCACGAACAAGCGTACCTGCTTCATCCATTGGGCCCGCATAGCCTCCCACTGCGCCACCAGCCATTGAAGACTCTTCAACGGCGTCTTCTTCTTCATTCATCCGGGCCTTGATAGCGTTATAGGAGTGGATGTAGTCGGCGTACCAGTGGTCCGGCTGGTCTCCTTGTTCGCGAGGAGGTTTCCCTGCAACTGCATCTAGCCCGCCAGCCTCAGTGGCTGACTCCCCTTCTTGAGGATAATACTTGCGGTGCATTTCA